AAAATTATGGTGCTGATATTGAAAAGAGACTAACCGGCGATCACGAAACTTGTTCCTATAAAGAATATAGGTGGGGAGTTTCAGATCGTGGAGCCTCTGTAAGAATTCCTTGGCAAGTAGCAAAAGAAGGCAAAGGCTATATTGAAGATAGGCGACCAAATGCCAATTGCGACCCTTATCTGGTTACGAGATTAATCACAGAAGCAGTTTGCGGAGGGCAATAATGTCTGATAGTGAAAATAATAAAATTTGGACCAATTATGGTTTCTTTGAGCATTACAATGAAGCAAAAAATAAAATTAATGACTTAAAAGATGAATTTGAATTATATAAGATTAAAAGAGTAAGAGAAAAAAGTAAAGAAGGCTGGTTTAAGCTTAAAGTATGGAATAAACCAGCAGAAAATAAAAAGAAGAGCAAGAAAAATGCTAACAAAAAAGTTCGCAATTGACGCCAACGGAGAAAAAGCATACGAAGGAGCAGAAGTACTTTATAAAAATAGAGTATGGTTGCTTGAAGCAATTGACTATCTCAGTTGGAATAGAAATCAATATTTAACTCTTTTAGACCCGAATAATAAAATAAAAAAAATGAGGTATATTGACCCTCGCGAGGTTACAATAATTGGCAAAAAAATTCTTTACTAGAGAGATGGGCTATGTTTGTTCTCCCTACAATTTCAGTATTCAAGCGAAATATACATCAATTCCCAGAAACGGAGAACAAGTTGGCGGCTTAGAGTTATCATTCTATGATAATGGCCATTTATCACTACAAACAAACCATTTCATGAAATTAGCGCCAAGAAATCGCACAGAGTTTGACGACGCAGTGACGCTATGCCTAAAAAGGATTTTTCACAGAGATGAGAATAATTTTATAAATATGTTTTTAGATTATACTCGTCAAGGTATACAGTTTTATAATGATCTAAAAACTGTTAGGAATAAATTAGGTATAAAAATATTTGTAAAAAAATAAATATTCTATATGTAGGGCGGGCGCATTATTTCATAATATTTTTTTGAACGCTGAACATGTGAAGTAGCATGCTCTATCAATGAACGCCTAATAAACTGTCTTAAGGCGTAAAATTCTACAGCAACTACAACTGAATGCATTTTTGTAAATACAGAATGTAATACTCCAATAAGCTCACCTTTATCATTTAATATCATTGAGCCGCTTGATCCTGGACCGGCATCAAAAGTAAACAATCCAGTAAAACCTTTACTTCCTATATATCTTCCTTCAAATATTGGTACAACGTTGTCATAATGAATGCCATATGGTGAAGCAATGTTAAAAACTTTGTCTCCTTCTTTTGGCGCTCTAGATGCTAGCCTCACTTCTTCAATTCCGTCTACCAAATCTTCAGCAAAAATCATACATACGTCAATTTTTGTATTTTTGCTTACTACAACTGCTTTAAAGGTGTCACCACCTAAAGTTTCTACGTATAAATTGTCGCGAAACTTTATATTTTCTGGGATATCTTCTTTTTCTGTGCTACAAACATGTGCAGCTGTTACAATAAAAGAACCCTTGTATGTTTTCTTTACTACGAAACCCGAGCCAGCAGAAGCCATTTGCCCTTGAGTGCAGATATCATTGACACAAATCCTTAAGTCAACAGTTTTCTTAATATAGATATATCCTTTTCGTGGAAGAATATCATTGGCCGACTTATTACTTAAAGTTCCGCAAGATACCATGAACCCTGTTAGAATAAAGAGACATATTGCTCTTAACATTATTATTTTCCCCCTTTTGACCAATTTTTTAAATCAGCCGCATAGTATAAATAAGTCAAATAAAACAATTGTTCGCCAAAGTTTAAATAAAAATAGAACACTAATTACTATGCAGCACTTAACTGTGCTTAATGTTTGAGAGTTTTTATGGCAAAAAAAATCTATGTTTTAGACACTAGTGTTTGTTTGACTGATGCTAGTTCTGTTCTTTCTTTTGCGAATAACGATATTATTCTTCCGTTAAAAGTTTTAGAAGAAATAGACAATCACAAGAAAAGACAAGACAGTGTTGGTTCGAACGCAAGAGAAATAATACGCAAATTAGATGCTTTACGAGAAAAAGGCAGTCTTTATAAGGGTGTAAGACTAGGAAAAGGGAAAGGCGTTATATATGTCAAGCTGTGTAGAAAAGATGACTCATTAGACGGTTTAAACTTACACATTCCAGATAATGAAATAATCGGAGTTGCTTTAAACCAAAAGCAAGACAATCCCAAAAGAAAAGTGATTGTAGTCACACGCGATATTAATATGCGAGTTAAATGTGACGCTTTAGGCTTGGCAACTGAAGATTATCAATCTAATCATGTTGTTAAAGATACAAGCTATATGTATACAGGCTTTATGGAATATTTGGTTGATGAACCGGTATTAGATAGGCTTTATAACGAAGAAGAGGTGTATATCGAAAAAGATGAGCTAGCTTTGATGCCTAATCAATTTATAATGCTAGTCTCCAATCAGAATGAAAAAAAGACTGCTCTTGCAAGATTCTTTTCTTATTCACAGCCTCTTAAAAGAATTAACGGAAAACATAAAAGCGCTACTTGGGGAGTAAAACCAAGAAATAAGGAACAAATGTTTGCCTTAGACTTACTGAAAGATTGTGATGTCCCAGTGGTGACTTTGGTAGGCAAAGCAGGAAGCGGAAAAACCCTTTTAGCTATAGCTGCTGGATTACAGCAGATAATGGAGACTGGAAAATACAAAAGACTGATTATTTCGCGGCCAATTCAGCCAATGGGCCGAGATATTGGCTTTTTACCAGGCAGTATAGAAGAAAAAATGGCGCCTTGGGTCGCACCCATTCAGGATAATCTAAAATTTCTTATGGGCAACGACAAGGAAACGTTGCAAATGTATGTTAGTAATGGTACAATTGAAGTAGAGGCATTGACATATATAAGAGGTCGTTCAGTGTCTAATGCTTTTATTATCATCGATGAGGCGCAAAATCTCACAACACATGAACTTAAAACAATAATCACACGTGTTGGTGAAAATACTAAAATCGTTTTAACTGGTGATATAGAGCAAATAGATAATATGTATATTGATGAAACATCAAACGGATTAACTCACGCTGTAGAAAAATTTAAAACTTACGACGTCGCAGGCCATATAACCCTAATAAAGGGCGAACGTTCTAAAGTCGCCACCTTAGCAGCAAAGATATTTTAAAAAAATATATTTTATATGATAATATTACAAAAAGGAGTAGAATATGTCTAATGAAAACCCAGACTTGTTGAAAGTTGTAACCACAGAAAACCCACTTAAGCAGATGTTGGTTAACTATGTTGGCGAAAAACTAGAACCAGAAAATGATGAAGTAAACATAGAAATGATCATTCAAGTGATGGCCGAAGAATTTCCGGATATGCTCTTAACTATAGCAGAAGAAAATTTTATTAGAGGATATCAACAAGCCCTTGCCGACGTTGATGCAGCGGATAAAACAGTTGCGACATAATATATGAAAGATTATATCACTTCCGGCGCAGCTGCATCAAACAAAGCATTAAAAGAATTGAAGATATATAACAAACCAGTACAAGCATTAAAACCTTTTGAAAATAAGATAAATTTTGTATCTGTAATCAAGCAAGTTGAGCGTTTGGTACCAGAACACCTTATGAACAATATTGACGCATTCTACGTAGGAAACTTTAAAGAATTCGCAAAGAAAAATAGAGAGTTTAATGCGATGTATAAAGATGGCGCTATCTACATATCACCAGATCAAGATAATGAAGAAGATCTTTTAGATGATATTATTCACGAGATTGCTCATTCTTTGGAAAATGAATATCGCGACCTTATTTATGGTGACAATACATTAGAATCTGAGTTTTTAGGAAAACGAAAAACTCTACATTATTTAGTTGACAAGCCAATGTTAGATATGGTATACTATAACAATCCGGATTACAATGTAACGTTCGATAAACATTTGTATAAGGATATTGGGTATGACAAATTGAGACTTATTTCTGCTGAACTTTTTTATTCTCCCTACGCCATCACATCTCTAAGAGAATATTGGGCAAATGGTTTTGAGAACTATTTATTGGGAGACAAATTAGCGCTTAGAGATTTAAGCCCTGCGTTGTTCAGTAAAATTACAGAAATACTAGAAAATAGTGAGGATTAATAAATGAATTTTAGTGAAAAAAGAGAAAAAAACAAAATAACTATTACAGTAACGTTACCCGGCTGGAAGGATCCAAAAAGTCGCGTTAAGTATCGATTGGCACAAATGGATGCAATATTAAAAGAAAACTATGATTTAAAAGGTTATGATTTAAGCCCTGGAGCGCCAAGTTACATATCTAATGTTAATAATAATAGTGTTGGTGTATTTGTATATGAAAAGAGTGGATCAAGCGCTAAACCAACACCAAAAATTAAGAAAACAAAGAAAACAACCAAGTCAGAGGGATAAATGGCTCATATATCGTTTTCGGAATTAAAAGAATGGACAGTGTGTCCATGGAAACATAAGCTTAAATATATAGACAAAATTAAACAGTTTAGAGGAAATGAATATACCGCGTTCGGCACCGCTTTGCATACCGTTTGCGAGACTATAGCTCTACATAATGATAAGGAAGTCTTTGATTGGCCTTCTTATGATGCAGAAGAACATTTTGAATCAGAATTTTTAATTAACCTACAAAAACTTAAATCAGTCGATCCAGAATTTGAATTCAAACCAAAGCTAGTTAGCGATATGCGTGAACAAGGCAAGTTTCTTACACAACATATTTTACCTGGCCTACAGAAAAGTTTTGGAAAGTTTGAATTAGTTGCCGTTGAAGAAAACTTATATGAATCAATCAAAGATCAAAATAAAAACTTTAAAGGCTTTATTGATCTGGTGTTGTATACTCCAGACGACGGCAAATACCATATTATAGATTGGAAGAGCTGTAGTTGGGGTTGGGATAGCAGAAAAAAGACTGAGAAGATGATTACCTATCAGCTGACTTTATATAAACACTTTTGGTGTTTAAAACATAATAAAGACTATAATGACGTATCAACTCACTTTGCTCTTCTCAAAAGAACAGCCAAAAAAAACCATGTTGAAATCTTTAAAGTTTCGAATGGGTCAAAAAAAATCAATAATGCCCTTAAATTATTATACAAAGCCAATTATAATATTGATAAAAAGAACTATATCAAAAATAAGCTTTCCTGCTATGGAAGATATGGCGCTTGTGAATTTTTAAAATCACAGCATTGCAAATAAGAGGTTCAAATGGATAAAAAGATTAAGGTTTTAACCATTAGCGATATGCCTTTATCGCCTAGTGGTGTCGGCACTCAAACAAAATATATGTGTGAAGCTTTGTTGAAGAGTGATAAGTTTATTATTCGTTCGCTTGGTGGTGCTATTAAACACCCTAATTATAACCCAATTAAAACTGAAGAGTGGGGAGATGACTGGATCATGTTTCCAGTCGATGGATATGGTAGTCCAGAGCTTCTTCGTTCGATTATTCGTCAAGAAAAGCCAGATATTCTTTGGTTTATGACCGATCCTCGATTTTGGGGCTGGTTATGGGAGATGGAGAATGAAATTAGACCGCTTTGCCCTATGGTGTATTATCACGTATGGGATAATTATCCTTATCCTACTTTTAATAGGACATATTATGAATCTAATGATTTCATTGCAGCTATATCTAAAGTTACCGATGATATTGTAAAAACTGTAGCACCTAACGTCAAATC